AAGGAGAATTATACATACCACAATAAGGGTATTGAGTCAACGTTGTCAACTCTGTGGTAGTATTCTCATCATCAGCGAGTGTAAATGTCTCACAATCCAATAAACCACTATAGAAAAGTATCCTATGATTGACTTTCTTTGGTGATAAATTGTTCTGATTCTGTATATCTACAAAAAACGGAGCCACTCTATCCTTAATAAACAACTCTGAATTTGGTGTAGGGGAGAATATCAACTCATTCTTTACAGTTTTTTCAGAGAAATCGTTAATTACATCTATCTTAACTTCACCATATTCCTTTCCAGTCTCACTCAAATACTTCTCATTGAAGAAATCAGTATCTTTTTTGTATTTATATCTATATGTATTAGCGTCCAATTCACTCATAGGAGTGATTTTAATCTCTGAATCGTTATCTAATATCTGTGTCCAATCTTTTACCTTATTACGACTGTTAAAGAAATCATCCCTCGGTTCAATAATCAAATCGTTTGGTACGTTTGGATTGTCTTGTATGATGAGGTTAAACATCTTTGTAATATTCATAAAGAAATCTTTCATCTTTATCTTAGGTACAATCTGATTTATATTGATATCTTCATTACCATAGGATGTGTTAGACGCCGTAGTAACTTCTAATTTGGTAGGGGTACCATTAACAGACTCCGCTAACGTCATACGTAACCTCATTTTCTCATTTTGTCCTGTAATAATCCCATCAATATCCCATCTGACATCATCAGGCCAACGTACACCAAATCTAACCACAAGTCTATCACCTTCTTCCATCCATAGATTCTCCGCTGATAAACCAATATTTAAATTGGCGTCAGTATCATACCAAGGTGACGAGTTATCAATTGAATTTGAGGGTTGATATAGTTGTGTAGGATATACTCCATTCGCTGGGTCGTAGTCACCTTGTGAACTATCTATTATTGATGATGGAGAACCATTCGCTGGTACCTTTAAGAGATAATATATATACTCTACATTACCATCACCTTTCCATCTTATATCTTGTCCTTGTTGTGAGAACCATTTAGGTACCAACTGAGCGTCCAAACTAACATCGTAATAACCTTGATTCTGAGATGTGAAAGCCAATTCATCCCATTGGTCTGATAAATCTTGAAATTCAATATCACCTACAGTACCACTATCTCTATTAAGTCTGAATCTATAATTAAGAGAATTATTGTAAAACCAAGGTTGTCCCCACAGAATTACTTTATTACCAAATAAATCACTATACCCACTACCTGTACTACCACCATCAAATTCTGGTAATGAACCATCTACACCAACAAATACCTTTCTCTCTTCCTGTTCTTCCTTATTAATTTGTAGTTTATTTTCTGAAAAGGGTATAATCAAACTTTTAAAATAATCTGAGTCTAAGAAATCAGACGTATAGGTGAAGTCTGAGAACCTAAATATCCTATCCATAATGTCTTTAACGTACACCGCTGGATAAGCGTCATAGACGTACCAATTATCAGTGATATCATCATTACCACCTGTAACTATATAAGGGTATACATAACCCTTACCAATTTCTGTTTGTTGTTCTAATCCATTTATCTGTAATAAATGAGTCCAACTATCTATAATGTTCTGTCGATTTCTTTCGTGATTGTATTCACTATAATCCAAATCAGAAATATAATAATCTTGAAATGTATTTATAATATCTTTAAGTGTACCCGCTACCACAACCTCATATCTAACATCTTCGTTCTCAGAGATTATATTTATCAATTGAAGGTTACCATTCAGAATATCATTATCCCCTATTCTGATGTTGGCTGGTATCCTTATATTGGGGTTGAAGTTTATATTGTCAATGTTGACATCAAATATCTGTTGGAAGAATAGATTATTATTCTTTGTACCTGGTAATTCTATCGTTTTAGAAAAGTTAGTCTTCCTTTTGGTGATATCCATAATATCCTCAATTTGATAGTTTAAGGATATATTAAAATCATCAAAGGTATCTAAGGGTTTTCCGTTGGCTTCTATAATATACTTATTCATATTACTCTTTTATTATAAATATTAAATCTGTGATAATGTTTTTAAACAAAAAACCCCCACTGTAATAGTAGGGGTTATTTCATATACATATAAATATTTTATATTTGGTATCCGTTTAATGTGAAGTTACTAACTAATACATTAGCCGCAGTAGAACTTTGAACCTCTACATCAAATACATCTCCAAACGCTGCTTCACCTATAACACTAAATGATAATAACTCAGAATTACCAGACCTTATCTGTGTCGTTCCAATAGATGATGTTATTGGTACACCATTACCTCTAAGTCTCATTGTAATTACCCCATTACCAGATTGTTGAACTGTTGCTGTAACCATTACAAAAAAGGTAGATGGTATAAGTGTGTTGTATGTTAAACTTGCGTTAGGTTCACTAGTGATTACCCTTCTTGATGTGGGGAATGTAATTGGGGTTGTAAACCCTCCACCACCAACAGTACTTCCACCATTAAATGTGATTGGGTTGGTAACTGAATTTTCTAAATAAACTAAATTACCAACTAACGACATTGTTGATACTGCGTTAGCGTTAGGTATCCCTTGATTTGATTGTACTATAAAAGTGTTTTGTAAATCGTAATCCATATTTTTTAATACACCAGTAGTTAAATCTGTATCAGTAAATGTATTTGAAGCTACTACACCAAACCCCGTTGTACTACCACTATCTACATACAAACCTGTCTGAATGGTATGGGGATGTACGATTGAACCATTAATGTTAGTGGCTCCAAATCCTACACCAGATGTCCAATTTGGTAAGAGTTCTATCAGTCTATATAAATCTAAATTAGAGAAGTTACCTTCTTCATACCAATTAAAAAACTCACACGAAGTAATTTCTAAATGTCTATTACTTTGAAATTGACAACCAATAGTTCCATCAGCTATAAAACGGAATAAACAATTAAATACATCTACAAGTTCAAACCCTCTTATAGTCCAAACATTACTAGCTCTTTCTACTAATAGACTATCCAATTCTAAAATCTTAGTTCTACCATTGTTATCAGCTGAAGCTACTGTTATATTAGTAGCGTCCAATAATTTACCTGCAGCTGTACTACTTTTTAATTTAAGATTTCTAAGAGTAAAATCCTCATCTGTAACAGTAATCATATTCCCAGTCCCTAAATACATTAAACCATCAACATCTCTATTGAACCCCATTATAATATTACCTAAACTAACATCAAGGGTATTTGTAATATTGACCTGTCCTCTTACAATATATGTTGTGTTTGCTGACAATGAAATTATTCCACCACTAACAACCCCAAAGTCAGATTCTACTGAAACTTCTTTTATTGTATTACTGTTAATTGTAGGGGTTAATACTCCACCTCCAGTTGATAGTGAAGATAAATCTGTTGTTAGAGTTGGTAGTCCATTGTTTCTAGCTAACTCTAAAGTAGTAACGTTTAATGTTGAAGCTGTTACAAATGAATCTGTAATTCCTGTTACATTTACAAAGTTCCCATCATTTCTTAATAACGCTAAAGTATCTGTAGAATCTACATAAGTTCCAGATATTACAAAAGTATCTGTACCACCAACACTAACCAAAGGGTCAGCTGGAGTACCCGCTCCTGTAATTGTTGAACCATCTACCCTTATTTGAACTATAGGGTTTTGAGGGTCTGTGTTATCTGTATTTAATCCTGTAACAGACCTAACACCACTAAGTCTAACATCATTACCTTCACAGACTGTGTTCGCTAACGTACCATAGGTTGGAGTTAAGTCAGCGTTCACATTCGTTCCTACATTTGTTATTCCATTAGTTCCTACTACGGTATTGGTTACACCTCCACCTCCACCAGTTCCTCCACTGATGACATTTACTCCTATGGCTCCATCCGCTGATAGGTTTACTATCTTAAAGAAGTCATATTGATTGTTTACGTTTTCACTCATTTCTTATTTTTTTTAATACTTTTTATTACGCTAGATAGATGTATATATATCCCTCTGGTGATAATTCTACTAATTTGATAGTACCATATTCAGATACCCCTTTTACTATAGGATTCTGAGGGGTGACTATTACACAATTTAAGTTACCATTATCATCTAACGATACCCTTTCAAATAATTCTTTCCAGTATTCTGATAAATTCATAATCTTTTATTTAAAATATATATTATCCTATTCTGTTTATCTACTATTATAGTGTGTAGGATTTAGAATCTTACTTCATTGTTACTTAATCGTACTGACATTGTATAATTGTATATCATTATTTGGTTGTTCTTTTTGAACTCTAATGATTTTTCTTCTAATATACAAGCCAATAGTCTACCTTCTGGGTCTTGTAAATATACTGATGTCGATTCTAATAAATCTTTAATCAAATCATTCTCATAATCTTTAACCCATCCACTATTGATTGTTACCTTATCTCTACTTCTACCAAAGTATTGAGTCTCACCTCTACCATAAGGGTCGTAACCATATGTATCATCATTCCAATTACCCTCAGTTTTGTAATAGGTACTTCTCTCAACCTCTGTAAAGTCCTTACTCCAATAAATGAAGGGGTAACTTAACCAACTACCATATCTGTCCTTCCACATCAAATGATATACTTCATAATCAGAACAATCATCATTGATTTCAAACCATACTTTTTCTGATATCGCTCTTACACTATCTAAGATAAATGTAAAACCTTGATTTATATTTAATCCGATTATTGAACTTACTGGTGCTGCCCACTCTTGTTGGGTATCAGTTAATACAGGACAGAATGTGTCATTGGCTTTATCGTAAGCGTAGAACTGAGTTACCGCTGAAAATTCTGTTACACCTCTTTCTGTTAAATACCATCCTCTATCGGGTGCGGGTGTGATATCATCTATATACCATAGTTGTGTTTCTATCGTTCCCCCACTTAAAGTCCCATAAAAGTAATTATAACCTCCTAAAGTACCACTCTGTTTGGTATAGAGTATTTCTAACTCTGTTGTTAAATCTTTGTAATACGCATCGAAGTAGATATCACACTCACAACAGTCACCACAATCGGATGACAGATATACTGAGTAATTATCAACACTACCACTATAACTTGTAAAGGGGTCTGATGTTACACCACTAAGTTGAATGTAACTACCTATGTTCGTAGCGAGTTGTTCTAATCCAATTGGTGAATACATATCCTCATAGAAAATACTTTGTTGTGACACCTTTCCTAAGAGTTCGTTATTACTATTATAGAAATCAAATCCTAATCCATTAGAAGTACTCCCTGTGTCTGTGTGAGTCAATAGGAATGATTTTGTAGAAGGTTCTATTCTATATTTCTGTGAAGGGTTGTTATGTGTTAAGAATGTAGATATCTTATTATCAAAAGTAGAACCTGTACAATCAACTGGGTCTATGTAATATGGTTCAAAAGAATCTACTGTATAATCTAATCTGTTTATATGTGCGTTATAACACTTTAAATCTGATATAGACGCTTCATTAAATATAGGGGTTATCCTACCATCAGCGAAACGAATCGAACCACCTATCTCACCACTAGCGGTAGTAAATGGTTTATCTACAACCAATATAACTCCAGTTGTAGCGGTAACAATATCTATAATCGTTGATACACCATTATAAGAAGGACGACTTGTACCATATATACTACCCCCTTCCACTGGTGAACTAAATCCAAATCCTACACTCGTTACTAATGAGTCTGAAGTAGGTACATCAACTATTGTTGTAAATCCATTATATTGTGGGTTGGTAACCTGTCCTACCACTTGTATCGTTTGTCCACTTAAGAAGTTATGATTAGTAGTACCTGTGAAACCTATGTTACCACCAAAGAAGAAATTATCTGTGTAAGGCCACTCCTCTATATCTTGTGATACTTGTATTTGGTCTCCTATTTGGAATGGTGTGTCTGTAACACCTGTAAATGACTCTGTTAAGAAACCTACATTACCACCCTCAAATCTATTATCTTCAAATCGTAATACATATTGTGATTCACTACCTATTGATAAATCATAATCAAATCTTGTGGTGTCCCCTAAGAAGGGTAAATCAGAAATGGTATCATCTAAGTTCTGTGATACAAAATCTTTTAATGTATTTGATAAATCCAATTTACATTCATTCTCTAAATCTGGGTTTAATTTATATTTTATAACTCTACTCACAGTAGATTCTAAATTAGGTCCGTAGGGTATTTCCCATAATATATCTAATACTATCGTATACTCATCTATAATACTTCTGACGATATAATAATTGGTGTGTTCATCACCATTATCTATATCATTAACAAATACTGTATCACCCTTAGTGAAACTATGAGGGGTGGTTGTGAGTAGGGACGTTAATACTATACCATTTATATTAGCGGATGAGGTTCCACTGAATTCAACCTTATCCCAAAGGATGTTAATGATGTATTTATAATTGTCCGATAACTCAGCGTCTGTATCGAATACTCTTAGGGGTATCGCTGAATACGCTCCCATATGTTCTGAAGGTTGTGTGATTACATTCATCTATCTATAATTTTATTGTTCTAATTTTATTAACTCCGCCTGTAATAACTTTTCCATTTGTTCTACTAAGGTTTCTTCATATTTCTTCCGTAACGTTGGTGAGGTTTGAATCTCTTTCATTGTATCTTTAATAACGTTTGTTGGTTCTATACCAAATTTATATATACTCCTCATAATCGGAAATACTGCGTCCTTACTAATCCCCTTTACTCTTACCCAATCTGATATCGCTCTCATTGGTGGGTATGAACCTGGTCTTCTACCTTCGTCTACCCATTGTAAGTAATCATTGGATATTAGTTGGTATTGTATTATATCAGCGGTATCCCTTAACTTATAACTGATTGAATTGATTAACGCTCCTGACGCTGATTTACCTCTTTGTTTAAGTAACCTTATAAGGATTTTAACATAGTCCTTACCAAACTCATCCATCAACTTCTTATCATATAGTGTTATCTTCGCCATTATACTATTGGTGTTGAACAATTAAAGTGTATTAGTTTTAAGGGTACATCCGCTACCCATCCAGTTACCCTATCATCTGTATCATCAAACGTTGGTTCAACAGTTACACTCTCATCCATTAACTTAACACCTTGTACCCCTAACTGAGAGGAGATGTAATTGATGAGGTCTTGTACTATCTGAAAACAATCTGAGATGATTTCTTGTTGGTTATCACTATCTAATCCATTCTCATCCAAATAATTCTTCTGAGAGTTTATTTGGTCTACTATGATAAATGTTAATGACATCTCTGGTATCTGTGCTTTGTTGGATACTACAATAGTAGAAGGTCCTCTATGTGTAATCCACATATAAGGGAAATCCATTTTACGAGATACCCCTATTTCTGATGTAGGTCCGTATCCGAAATCTTTTAATTGTTGATGATTCTGAGAGAAGGTATCAAACTTCTTTATCAGTTCATTCATTGTTACTATCTTTGTGGTTCCACTTAACGCCATATCTATCTTGTTTTTTGTTTCATTAATGTTTCTCTAACCTTTGAATCTTCGTGTAGGTACGCCAACCAATTTAAACAACTTATATAATTCTTTTCATATATGTCCTCATCTGTACAATTTAGTTCTTTGATGAGAAGATGAATAATCTTATGCCATTTGAATTGTGCGTTTAATTCTGTCGGTCCTGTTATACTATCAAATCTACTTTTTTTCTTCTTTGTTATTATTGGTTTTCCGAATAATGATTTGTAGGAACCTCTAATCCATTCCCGCCATCTGAAAAAAAAACCATAATGGCGTATACCTGTGATATTGGTAACCTCCTAAATACCTCTACTCTCTCTTCTAAGAATGAAGATTTAAAGGATTCTAAATTACCCTTTTTAGTTTTCTTTCTTAAAAAGACTGTTAATAATTTATCGAACACATTCATAACGTTCTCATTAGGGGTGTCCTTAATCAATGTTTCAATCGTAATCGTTTCACCCATTGTTAATTTATTAAAATCATTCTTAACCCAATACGTATCACCATCTATCTCTACATAATCACTCTTCTCTATATTCACCTCTTCTTTGGTATACAATAGAGTATCTTGTATTAAATGAAATTGGTCTACTGGTACCATCTCTATGATGTCCATTGGTATACCTGTCATTATATGTGTCATCTTTATAACGGTGTTAAGAGGGTTCTTCTCTTCTTTAGCGTTGTTCTGTAATTCTACTAATTCCATAAATTGTTCTACAGTAACCTCATCCCAATTCTCTGGGACATTGAATGATTGTGTATCATCATCAATATTAAAATTTACTTTTATCATATGTCTTTTCCTTTTATTATAAATATTATTATCCTATTTATGTTTCTACCTATTCTTCTTCTTCATTATAGTGTGTAGGATTATCCAATTCTAAATGGACGTGTACCTGTGGTTCTCTTACCTAACTTCATCATCGCTCCATACCTCATAGCGTCAATAGCGTGATTGTGTGAATCGATTGGAACATTAAGTGTATTACCCTCTTTATCTTTCTTCCAGTTATATTTGGTTAATTCATCTTTAAGATTTACAGAACGTTTAGTTATCTTAAGGGGGTATTGTTGTAAGATATTAATTCCAAAGATAATACTATCCTTACCTTTGGTTACAGGTTTAACATTATGTCCGTACCTTTTTAACTCTTGTATAGATTTAGGTTCACTACTATCAGCGAACACTTCTCCTACAATCCCCTCAGACTTCATTATATTCGATATGTCGGAGTTTAACAACCCTTTCCTATAGAATACCTCATCGATAATTAATTCATCGTTATACTTATACAAACCAATAAGGGAACTGGGGTCGTTGGTAAACCCAAAATCCATTCCATAACAAATTAGTTTAGCGTCCATAGGTATCTTATCTACCTCATTCCAATCATCAAAGATGACGCCCTCTAAAGTCCCGATAGAACCTTCACCATAAACTTTCCACCAGTTGTACCAATAATTTGATGTAATACCTTTATCTCTGTTTATCTCTAATTGTTTAACTATCTGAGGGTCTAACGCCTCATTATCCAAATAGGTAAGAATGAGTAACTCTGAATCCTCTTCCTTTAATACTTCATTGTGTGCCCAAAATCTATGGGTAGGGTTGAAATCGATATAGATATCTTTGTTGGTACGAATAGATAATTGTAGGTACGCTTCATAGGATACATTGTTCGCTTCATTGATATAGAGAATATTTCTTCTCGCCCCTCTGAGTTTGGATTCATCATCAACACTAAAAAATTCTATATAACTCCCATTATGAAATTTATATTTTAAATGTGTCTTATTAAAGTCTTCTGAGTTAAACCTATGGGTTAGTTCCATTATCTTTAGAAAGTCTTTGAGACATCCTCTACGGAGGTGAGGGACACTCTCTGATACTATACTTATCTCTAAGTTTGGTTCTTTGATGGCTCTGTCTATGAGAATGGGGAGAATACCGAAAGTTTTACCAGCGGATGTTCCTCCTTGTATAATTTTTTTTCTCTTACTTAAATCTCTGATTTTATCTATAGCGGTTGTATAGACGAATTTATTTTGTTCCTCCATCCTTATCATCTTTCTTCGGTCCGAATAAGGGTTGATACTGATGAGTGATTTCCTGTTTCTCTGTGGCGTTTAAACCTAATATTTTACACATCACCTCTATGGCTTTGATTGATGCGGTAGGTCGTCTTTCCATTTCGTTTTCCGTAATCTCTTTCAATATATTTAATAAATCCGTAACCTTTGTATCTGAGTCTTTAAGAAGTCTTTGTTGATGTTCATCTATCTGTTTTTTGATTTCAACCTGTTTCAACAACCGTTGTCCACTCGAATACGCAGTCTTTTTACTGTAACCAGATACGATGGCCGCTTGTGTAGCGTTACCACCATTACCTAAGTATTCTTTAATAAATTGTCGTTGTTTCAATGTCATCTTAACAGTCTTTACACTTCTTTCGTCTCTTATCGTTTAGTTTAGTACCACACTCTGTACAAGTACCTTTAGTCTCTTTTACTTCGTCTACAGTGATATTGTTATGGTTAAACCAATTCTTATATCTCTTAATGGTGAACCTTATTTGTCCTCTACACTTACCACACACTACACAATGTTTATCAACATACTTATTCATTAGTGTCTGTAATGAGAAAGCGTCTTCTTTAGTAAATCTACTTAAAGAGAATAATCTTTGTGATTCTTTATAATCGTTTATTTCCATTGTTATATAGTTTATTATTAAATATAAATTTTATAGTTTTGTTTTGATACTGTCTATTTTATGTTGAATATCAATATATTTTTGTTCTGTGTCTTGTAACTGGAGTTCCATTTGGTTTATCGTTTCTTTATATTTTACATTACCCCATAGAATGTAAAGAATCCCAACCAACATTATGATTGAGATTATCTTTGTATTTCTTTCTTTATCTTCCATTATCTTATTATATCGTTTCTATCTTTATTCATTACCGTATCTTTGGTATATATCTCTAATTCAGTTCTTATTCTACCTTCTCTATTTAGTTTCTCCCATCTCTTCTGTGCTTTCTTCTTCCACCATTCTATTATATAATCTAATTTATGTTTATGGAAGTTCTGTCCTTCTCTTAGTTCTTCACCTTTTGTTATATGTTCTATAACATTCTCATATCCATAATTAGAGTAATAGAAACGTTTTTTGGTAAATGACTTCATTTTCTCTTTTGTGAATTTATGGAACTCATTATATTGTTCTTCATCCCATTGTTTAAGATTTGACTTTATAATTGATATCACTTTTGTAAACTCTCTCATCTTAGGACCACTTCCTTTAGGACTAACTAAACGTCCATCCCATTCCTCCATACCATAATATTCTCTGAAAGCGTCTAAGAGTGGATAATATACCTTATTGGTAGGGAATAGAAAGTTATTACTCTCTGTCATTCCTATATATCTAATAAATGGTTTTAATCCATCGTATTGACTTACGTTCTTTATATCACCATATAGTGAAGTAGTTTCCCAATGTATAACATTAGTATTATACTTCTTATTGTAGATATCTCTTACTTCGTGTGAATTACTTATTAAACCAATTAACTTACCTCCTAAACAATTATATCCAAATGGTTGTACAGGAATGATTTGACATCCATTCACCATATGTTGATTAACTAATTTATTATCTACTTGTTGTCCAAACATCTCATTACGAGGTCTGATACTTAATATTGGTGACGCTATTCTCGTAAACCCTAACCATTTACCAGTTTTGTTTTCTTTTATCCCTATATTAACTTGTCTACCTATTTGTGATTCCAATGGCATTGAACATACTGTTTGGGTATGTAGGTTATGAAAACTACCATCAGTTACTTCTATACTAATATCCATATCCTTTGGTTCCATTGTCCAATCATTAAACATATCTTTACCAATATGTAAGTTATTTAGGTTCTCTACCTTTTCTTCTTTTTTATAAATGAAATAATCAACGATATTCTCTATTGAATCATACCATCTTACTAAATCATCTTTATACTCTATAATCTCTTCTATAATCATTTTCCTTATTTTAATTCATTTATTACCATCTCCCTTACCTTCTTTACTGTTTTCCATACTAATACGTGGTCTAAACTATATTCTTCCTCTATATTCCTATATGTTCTATTGTTGAAATAATACTCATTAAACATCTGATGTTCAAACCAGCTGATTGGTAATCTATTTAGTATATGTTTTATTGTACCTAATTTATGTTCTTTTTCTATCTTCTGTAGTATATCATCATTATTACTTTCATCCATAATGTCTACACCATCGTCAAAGGTACTATAATCAGTTATACGGATGTTTTTATGAAAACTGGATGTCTTACTCCTTATTTGGTTTGTAACCGTCTTAATGAAGTAATATTTGAAATATCCTTTTTCCCATACTCCCTCTATCTTTTCTTTATTTTCTAAGTATCCTAATGATATCTCACTTATTAGTTCTGGTTTTAAATGAGAATTGGGATGTATTATATTCTCAATAATCTCATCCCATATGGTACCCTCCGTTGTAATCTCTTTAAGTATGTCGTTTATTTTCACTTCTCTCTTTTCTATAGTTAATTCCATTCTTTTATTTATTTATATAATCTTTAAAGTATTTTGTTTCAGTTATTACATCTGTAGTGTTCTCAAACAATTGATAAAACTCTTTTGTTAATAGTTTTGGTGAGGTATATTCCAAAGAAATTCCACAATTAATCAATATATATAAATCTTTTAACTGTGTATGTAATACTTTGGACTCTTCATATTTCTCCATCTTATTGAATATTACTAATGTTGTTGTCACCTTTGTCAGTAGGTTGTATAATATATCTATTGACTTATCGTGTGACTTCTCTAATTCATCTGCTTCCAATTCAAATAGATTCATCATATTATATTTTAAATGACATCTATCAAAGACATCATTTAATTCATCTCTAAGGAAGTTATATAAGTCATCTGACATATCCTTACCATTGAGGTGTTTTTGTATCAAACTCTCCCAATGTTCATCTCTATATTTACTTGTATACTCTTTCATCTGTTCGTCTATTTCTACCCACTTAGCCAATATCTTGTCTATGTGGTCTTCAAATTCATCATTAATCATTTAATTGTTGTTTTTTTATGGTTATGTCTTCCCCTTCAATCTCATTGTATCTAAACATTAGATATTTGGTGTATGATATCTCTTCATCTAATTTCTCTACTTCATCTGTCAATACATCAATATCCTCTATGAATATCTCTTCACCTTTTTTCATTCTTACTAACGTTGATGTTAATAATGAGTTTAATGTTGATACTTGTTTTGTTAAATTTACTACTTCTTCTTTTGTCATTTTTCCTTTTTTTATTTTAGTTGTTATTAATATTCTAATACTATAGCGTCTTCAATTTTATAGTTTACCATCGCTTTCCATTTACTACCTCTATTCGGTCCAGCGGTAGCGATAGGACACCATTCGTATGAAAGTGTCGTAGGAGTCTTTATAATGTCAAATATTAGGACTTTACGACTCATCGGATACGCTGCGTAGTAATATAATTTGTTAACGTCTTTACCCATTTGATTATATGGTTGGAATAGTTCCATCAGTGCGTTCACCTTATCTAACTCTATAACTGCGGTTGGATACTTATCGTGGTCGAATGTTCTTACCTTTACTTCTCCCATTACGTATGAGTTACCACTCATCATTATAAAATCATTTCTTTTGAATGAACCAATCTCTGACTCTTCTTCCATTTTATGTTCTGGTTTCATATTGATGTACCAATCCATAAATTTTCTTTCTCTTGTTTCGTACTCTTTAAATGTTGTACCCATTGTTGTGTGTGTTTTAATTTATGTTATTATACTAATAAATATGTAGTAATTTCCAAAAGTTCAAAAAAACTTTAAATTAATAACAAAACCCCTAAGAAAAATGGGAAATCTTAGGGGTCTCTTAACATAAATTTATTAAACTCATTATATAAATATGTAGAAATTTTTAAAAGTCTGATTTATTTTACTTTTTTTTTATAATTTTTACATAATATCTTCCTTTTATTAGTTTACCGTTGCCTATATGGTTATTAATAGAGTTCTGTTTGATATCTATATCTTCACATATTCTTGCTTTTACAGTATAATCTTTTTCCGTATTCTTATATGTATCAAAAACTCTATAGAAAAAATCATTACCATCACCCCATTTACCTTTTCTATTCTTCCAATCTGGATAAAACCATCTGCTTCTTAGATATCTTATAACAGTACGGTTAATCTTTTCCAATTGATATAAGTCCATATTGAGGTATTCTGATATCTCTGGTAGAGTCATACCTTCTCTTCTTAAATCAAATAATACTTTATCTATACCTTCGTCAATATTATTATTTAAGAATTCTAACATCTCCTCTTGTCTATTGAAGTATTCCATAGTATCTGTACCATCATCGTATCTAAAGTTGTTAGAATCACTTATATCTATGTCTACGGACGTATTGGTATGTCTTTGTTTATCTCTTAGATACTTTAAACAATTATTTCTTCCAGATATAAATACATAACCCTTTATTTCTTCCCACTTAGGTATCATCTCACCTTTTTGAATCTTTTCCCATACATTAATAAATAAATCGTTGATGATAGTTTGTCTATCTGTCTCATCTTTTATTTGGTAGTAGTAAGGATTCTTTGTTATTCTTTCTTTGATATGTCCTAATAGTTCTTCATCTCTCATATTTTTCCTCTCATCTCATTTAAATCTTTTGTTATTTTTTCGAAGTTCATCTTCAATGTCTCTAATTCATCCTCTATCAATTTGATATATTCTTTGTCACTGGGAATAATCTTTTTAGATATCAGTGTGAATTTAATGATATTGGTATCCTTTCTTAATTCTTCTTGCCTCTTACTCTGTCCCATAATCTATTTAGTTTTTCTTTTCTGTTATCACAACCACAGGAATTACCTGTTACCCAATTGGTGAATCTCTTAATACCTGTAATGATTGTTATTTTTTCTATTATATCTCCTAATCTCATATATATATAAATATTCAGTATTTGGTTTTGTTTTTTCCTACACATTATAATGAAGGGATAGAAACAATAATATAATTTATATATATTATTATGTATTTGTACTTACTTACTATTATAGTGTGTAGGATTCTAATCAAAAAAAAATAAAACTTTTTTTATAATATTGACAACTTTTGAAAATTACTGTATATTTATTAATATAACATAATTTAAAATACAAACAAAATGGAAAAAACTATTGAAAAACTAAAAGGACACACCTACCTTTCTAAAACAGGTGAACCAATCAAATCACCTCGTATCAATTACGAACAAGTATTAGAAACGTATTCTTACCTAATTACAAAGATGAAGGGTAAAGTATCTCAAAGAGTTCTAAGGTTAGCGTTTACAGATAAAGCCAAAGACTTCACAAACGTTTTATTAGATGATGGATTCATTAAAATGAAAAAACAATCCTCTACTATCAAAATTAGATTTGAAGATGGTACACAACAATATGTGTCTTCACCAAACATTTTTGAGATTGATAAGACTGTATCTGATAGTAAGATGAGTAAAACATTACAAGAAAATAGATATCTTAATTCATTATATAATAAAATTAAAACAAAAGATGAATACCAATGGTTAACAGAGATGATTGAAGAAACTCTAAGTAGAACTACTTTGGATGGTGAGTCTATTGGTACTGATATCAAATACAAAAGAGGTAGATACTACGGCCCTTATTCACAAATGTCTAAGAATGATAGAAGAAGATTAAAGATTGGTGGTGAGAGAACTAAATCATTAGATATTAAATTCTCTATATTCCAGTTATTATCAAAAAATAAGATTGAAGGTATATCAAGAAATTATGATATTGATTTATATAACGATTTCTATGGACAAATGGAGAGGGAATTTGGTTTAAATAAAGAAGAATTACTCAAACAAGTATTCTGTCACCAAAGACAACAACTAAGAGATATGGATGTAAGTAACTTTTGGAGTTCTCTAAGGACTTTTAAAGAGAAGTATGGGTATAAGATGGTTCATTACATTTATCAGTTGTGTGAGACGAAATTAATGACTGACATATATCAGATGTTAAGAATGAATAGTATCGACTTCCTACCAATGCACGACTCAGTTATCTTTAAAGAGTCAGATTTAGAGAGAGTTCTCAATATTGTTAAGATGACAACTGATATAGAATTCAAATTAGAATACTAATCCTTTCTTCTGAACATCAATATGATTAACAGAATCCCTATGAATACCAAAAATCTAGTGAACTCTTCCATTATAGGAATCCATTAGATTTAAGTTCGTCTGTAGATGCGTAACCTAAGTCTTTGTCACATAAGTTACATACTCTACAGACCTTCTTATTAAGGTATCTAACAGTGTATCCATCTTTATGGGTACATTTGTCTTGTATATCAGTTAAAGACTTCGTTAAATCCTTTATATCCTTTTTGATTTTATCAGTCTCTTTACCAAACTCTTCACTATTTTCCATAACTATCTATTTACTTTACCCTAAATAATCATTAATATTACAATGTGTATGTTATGTTATATAACCCTCTCTATTCCGTTTTGGTGAGAGGGTTTTCTTTTTACCTAACTGGTGTCCAATTAACATATGTAACTCCAGGTTTTTGTTTATACGCTTGTGACTTATTTGGTTGTCCTACCCATCCTTTGGCTCTGACAGTAATCACCTTACCGTTACTATCAATATATTTTGATGGTACTCTATCAGTCCACGTTCCATCTACATTTTCAAACCCATAAGGTATTTGTAATTGTGGATATAATCTCGGTGATGGTGGTGGGGTATATTTTTGTTTGGGATAGTATTTATCGGGATACCTTCTATCTACTACTATTGTCCATCCTCCCCAACTCTTTGTATTCTGAGGACATCTCGGTGGACGAGGTGTACATTTACGAACCTTACAACAACACTTTTTTTTTGGAGTTGGAGTAGGTGTAGGGGTTGGAGTAGGTGGTGTTGGTGGTTCTGGAGGACATACACAAGTTTGTATCTCACCTACTATTCCGTTTAATTCCTCAATATTAGAATTAACCTCAACCATCTCTTCATTGATAGATTGTACGTTAATGTCTATATTTTGTATGGCAACCGTATTACCACTGACTACTGATGTAATATTCTGTAATCCATCTACAACGTCTTGTATACCACATAACAATCCGTTTTCATCTAAACAGACTTTCTTAAAAAAGTCAAATTGTGAAGTTGTTCTTCCCATAGTTTTTTTGTTTTTCCTATATGTTATTATTAACTATGAAACTATTTTAAAGGGGTAGATTGTCTGAGTCGTTGTGACTATTGGTTCCCTACCCCATTAAGATTTTTTAAGCGTTTCTCGCTTCATCTAAATAAAACTGATAATTTACGTCATTACATAAATCAGTTAAAATCATTTGTCTGTTACGAGATGGTGTACATACCTTTGGTGAATCATCACATAATCCATCTTCTCGAAACCATCTACCCATTTCCTTTATTGCTTTACCAACTAAGTCAAATGGTGGGTTAGCGTTGGATACATAAGTACTCCAATCGTATAATGCGGTATAACCATAGTCAGTTACCAAATAAGGTATTACGACTGACATATCGTTTATTAGTCTTGTATCAGTATCATATTGTATTTTTACGATACCTTCTTCTGGACCTCCTGTTTGTGTGAATACATCACTGTCAAAATTACTTTTCATTTTTTTTTGTTTTTTATAGTATTATTATTGTTTTTTAGGTTTAGGTGCTCCCGGTACTCCACCATTAGAATCTGTCTGTTGATTGGGTTGTTTGACATCCTTAACCAAATTATTTGTTTGAGGGTCGTATAAATATTTAACCCATTTATGAACACAATTCTTGCCACCTCTATAATTGAAAACCGAATAACTGTCTCCTCCACCTTTACCAAATCCAGGATTCATACCATTCATATAGGTTATGGATTCCCACGTCATCATCGCTGCGGAAGTTCTCAAAGCGAGTGTTCTACAGAATGGACGAGTGTTAGGTCCGATATTAGACGAACCATATTTATTAGAGACGTATCTATATAATTTAATCAGTTTAAAGTTTTCCTTACCAAATTTCTCAAAGTCTACAATATCTTGTTCAGTGACTTCTGAGAAGTATTCTGAATTATATACATCTTCTTCTGAAATACCTAATTCCTCAAAACTAATACATACATCATTTTCTTCCAGATAATTAACAACCAAATCTTTATGTTCATCTACGGTACAACAAGTATCATTGGAATACTTATCACCAATTCTACTCTCTATGATTCTACCTTGTTTCTCCGCTTTACGTTCTGCGTTCTCTTTTGATATCTTAGAATCACAAGGGTAATAATACTTCTGTTGGTTACCCCATTGAGCGTAACACTTATCTCCGTCTTTTTTATGTCTTACTGGCATATCTATCTTTTTCTTTGTGTATTCTTATAATTGTGGGTTAATTCCTCACCCTTATTAATATTTTTTATACATTCCCATACTATAACATCACCATCATAGTACCAATCTACATTTGGATGGTTAGAGTGGTTATATATTGAACCAAACCCCCATACCAAACTTAATTTATCTCCTTGTTTTGGATAACTAAATACATACTGTTTTGTTATACTATCCAAATTTTCTAATTCAACATCCAATACCGTATAATAACTCCTTTCTATTCTTTCCCCTATCTTTAAATCCCCTTGTGTAAATACACCATTACGGTGAATTTTCGATTCTTTAAACTCTAAATATGGATGTATCATAATTAACAGTTTGGACAATCATCTGATGGGTCGTCATATACTCTAATACCATAAGTATTTGGAGTTCTATTTGGAATATATATACCATTGAAATACGCTCTACCACTTTTACTTAAGTTTTCGTTAGAATCTGGATTAGCGTATTGTGGAAACTTCTGATTACCAAAGTCACACATATAAGTAGTTAACCTCTTAGAATAGAACTCAGCCATATCTCTGACGTTTTGTCTAAGATACTTAATATCATCTAACGATGATGGTGTACCGAATTCAGAAGAGTCCTGTGTAACTGACTTATTTGTGAATTTCATATTGATATTAGGTATTGCGTAATACGTTGTCCATTCTACCAATAGTTGTTGGATGTAATTTCTTAACAAATCTTCTTCATCTGAATTTAAATCGTTATTGACTACACCTTGTTCCAATCTATTGTAAAAGGTTGTCCCTAATATTTGTTGAAGATTGATGTCCTGTGCTCTATAGATATAGGGAATTAGGATATCATCATCAATATTTCTACTTAATGTACTGTGTTCCTTTAAAAAGGTTGTACTGATAAACTTAACTCTACTCATTATTGTTCGTATTTTTTTAGTATCATTTCTTCCGTACCTAATATCTCATTATATACCTCTTCAATTACTGTTTGACGAGGTGAGATATAAGATTGTTGAAATTCTTGTTGTAATTCGTTTCTTTCTTCTGATGAACCTAACTTACCAGGTGTAAGAACTACCAATTGTGGTGGTATCTCTGCCCCCATAACTATGTTTCTTTCAATCATCTCTTGTAATAGAATAAATCTATCATCAGAATCGTTTAATTGAATAGGTATTAACTCAGGTTTTCCTTCTACACCCTCAGAATATGTAAGTATAATCTTACCAGCGTTATCCGTACCACTATAATTACGTTTAAATTCTTTATAAAAACCATCTTGTTCTTCTTCTGTAGGAATACCTGTGGCGAAGTTTAAGATAAACGATGGTGCGTAACCTTGTTTAACTTGATTTAAGTGAAATTTACCTACCTCATAATCCATTTCAATGAAGTTCATAGATGTGGAGTAACCTGGAATTGGGTATAAACCATCAGTTTGAGGGTTATATTCACTATGATAGTATAATTGTTTACCAGTTGTATGGTATGGATTGTAGTCTCTGTATAGACAAGGTTCATATCCTTTCTTTTTATACTGACTCCAATCATCAGAATACCAATAATGGTTAAAGTTGATTTCGTCATTTGGAATACCTATCCTTACTTTATGAAAAGGAACGTGTTTTAAAGAACTAATCTCAGTACCTTCTCTGTTATATATAACCTCTAAACAAAAACCATTGTACAATTCGTAGTCTAAAGATACCTTTCTAACCTCTTTATTGAGTTTATTGTCTTTCATAAACTTCTCCAATTGAGGATTATTTACATCTTCCCATCCTTGTCCACTTGTTAACTTAACCTTTCTATTGACAATACTCTTATGAGTAGTAGAACCATATGCGTTATATAGGTTCAATAGGTATATAGGGTACTGATTATCCTTCCCCCATTCAATTAAGTGTCTTTTGTTGTTATATTTATACTCTGGAGCGACATACGCTTCGTTAAAGTTAAATATTTTAATCTTATTTTTTATTTCCTTTTCCATAATTATACAAATGTATATTCTTCATTGTTATTAGTAAACGTATTAGTTGTAGTACCTGTCCCAAATACAACACATTTACCCGATTCTACAATATTTGTTGATGCTGATAGAGATACTGTACCCCCACTATATTGATGTACAAAGTAATCATATTGTCCTACGATTAGATTTAAGGGACTTTCATCTACGTCATAACGGTTATACCTCACAACGTTGGTAGAAGTGTCTCCTGTCAAACTTATTAACGTATTATTCTTATTCTGATTAGAATATAGTTGAAGGAAATATGGATTGTTACCAACCTTCTTTTCGTTCAATGTTAAAATGACAGTATTTACCTCGTTTTGATTTAAAGTAATCATATTCTTATTATTTTATATAAAATATAAATTGTTTGATTTTGTTTATGATTGCATAAAAAAAGGGAGCCGATTGACTCCCTTCCTATTGTTCGGAAAAACTATATTGAGATTACATAGAACCTTACGGTGCTACTGGAATATCCGTTCCTAATACCGCTTCGTCTAATAGATACGCACCACTAGCCGATTTCCATTGGATAGTTAGTGTGGCTCCATTCATATCACCTAAAGCGACTCCTAATGATGCTACACCTTCTGTTGCTCTACCCGCTGACTCTACACCTAAGATGTAGTATTCACCAGCGTTTGATTTTACAACTGCGTATATCGGTGCTCTACCGATAGCGACTAACGTATTTCTTAAATCTTTATCAAGATTCGTAAATTTTAGAGATAGGTTTGATTCATAGAATACAGTACCATTTTCTCTACTGAATTGTCCCGCTTGTTCTAAACCAGCGAATTCAATATCTTGTTCAAAGTTATAAACAGTGTTTGCTGAAGTAGCTCCTGAAACAACAGAGTCAACGTCAAAAGAGTATGTAGTGTCACCATCCCAGGTACCTAACCATACTTTTTCAACTCCACCAACTGAGTTACAATCTAAAACATATCCACTATCTAATATACAATTAAATGCCATAATATTTTGTTTTTATTTTTTATTATTTTTTATTGTTCACCTTTTTGTTATAAAGGGGAGTGTGAACTCCCCTTATTGTTGGTAGTTATTATACTAACGTAAAGTCTACAACGAATTCTGGAAATGCGTATTGTACACCCATTTTCCATTTCGCTCTGAATCTAACTTCATCATTGTCTTCTGAATAGAAGATTCTGAATTCCTCAGAGTCATTTAGTAAATCTGTACCGAAGTAAAGATTCGCTGCTCTTGAAAGAATCATTCTATTAGTTCCATTCAAACCTCTAACTGCGATTGCTCTTACATTTGTACCAGGTACCATTTGAGAGAAATCTTGTCCTTGGTCTTCCGCTCCAGTGTAGTGGAATAGGTTAGCGTCTCTCAATGCTTTAGCGTATAATCTATATACTTCATAACCCATAAAAATGTGTAAGTCATCAGCGTCAATAATGTCTGATGGAATAGCTTCAACCATATCGTCAACTAAGTCGATGATGTTCGCTGCGTTGATAGCAGTAGCTGAAGATGTGTTACCAGTTACAACTGAACCAGCCAAATCATCAGTAAGTTTTAAGAAACCATCACATAGTGCTAGGTTACCTGTACCCGATACTGTATCACCTTTCCAGATGATATCATCGATTACTGCGTTGATTTTACCTGCTTTCTCTTCAGAAAACATTTGTTCAAAAGGAATCTCCTCGTTGTAAGAACCAGGTTGCATCATCTTTTGAGTGTAATAAGACTCTAACGTATCTAAACAAATAGATTCGTTAATCTTAATAGGACATACAGAAAGGTCTCTCTGTGTCAATGCGGTTGAACCCGCTTCGTTCCAACCACAAGCACCCGCTTGTAGAGACAACGTAGAATCAATTATATTAATGGACGCTGCTGATTTGATATCAGGTTGTACACTAATTAACTGAGTTGTTCTACCTTGTAGAACTGACTTTTTGATAAGCTCCATTTTCAACTCGTCTGTGTAAGTTGTTAAAGCTGCTACATTTAAACTCATAATTTAATTTTTTTAGTTTATTATTATTTTATTTTTATCTTTTACTAAAGAATTTTAGTTTGTCTTCTCTCTCCATTTTAGAGAAAGATATCTTTTCTTTAATAGGTTCTTCTGAAGGTTCAGAGGCGAATTTGTTGAACCTACTTTTAAGTTCTTCATTTTCTCTCTTTACATCTTCGAATGAATTTTTTAATTCTTTTATTTGTGAAATTAAGTCTTTCAATTGGTTAGTAACTTTGATAGATTCTTCAACCTCTACCTCTTCAGTTAAAACCTCTTCAGACATTTCTTCCTCTATTTCTTCTTCTACATCTTTCACTTCTACTATTTTAGACTCACCATCTACTACAATGATACGTCCATCTTCTAAAGTATGTTCTCCTTCGGGTGCGTCAACCATTCCACCTTCTTCTTTTTCTACTACTAAATGAACCATATCTCCTTCAGAGATTTCACCTTCTACTTTAGTTACAACGTGAATTTCAGTACCATCTTCTAATTTAAGGTATTCGTCAAATTCTTTCTCTTCGATTTCTTCTTCCATCTCTTCGTCCTCTTTCTTCTCTTCTTCAGAAGCCTCTTCGTCTACTTTATTAATTTCAGATATTTTACCATCTTCTACAATCATAGTAGTTCCACCTTCTAATTCAAATGTACCACTTTCAACTTCAGTCTCACCATCTTCAGTGATTTCAGTTACGGTTGCTCCTACTTCCATATCAGATACTCGTAGAATTCTACCGTCTTCCGTTTTAACATCAACGAACAACACTTCATCCATAGATTCCTCTGTAAAGATTTCTTTGATTTTCGTTAATATAGTCTTCTTTTTATTCATTTCTTGTTTTATTATAAATATATTATTATTATTTGTGTTTACTTTTGTTATTTTCCGTTAATAATTTCGTTATATTTCTCTTTAACTCTTTTAACAACATCAAACACTTTACTGAAGTAGAATCCTACCCCTTTATTGTTATTACATTTTCTTATATTCTCATCAATTGAGAATCCTTCTATAAAACACAATACACCAGCACCTACTTTGGTGACTAACATATGTGTCTCAATCCACGTTGATAATACTAATATATCTAAACCATAAATCAACAATACTGTCATTGAGTATATAGTAAGTTTAGATACCACCCTTGAGAGTTTCCTACTCTTTATTTCAATTCCTAATTTGTATGAGGACATAACACCTACCATTGTATCCATTAATATAAAACATAGTACTAAGTATATTAAGGGTATTACGGGTGCTATGAAAACAAACACTGAAGTAAACAATCCAATCATAAATTTATTCATTTTAACTAATCTTTAAAACTCTTTTTATTTCATTAAATACATAGTCCTCATCTGGGTGTTCCATAATCTTTTCTATCTTAGAATATACTTCTTCAATTATCTCATCCTCCATCTTTTCTGTGAACATACCTTCTAATGAAAATCCTTTAAAGTCTCCATTCATCACTACCTCATTCCAATAATCCTCATCCTCTACAAAGAATGAAGCCATCCACGTTCCGTCATTTAAATCATTAAATACTTCACTTTTAGTTCTTTCATTAATTATATATGATTCTACCATATATACTTCCTTCACCTTTCTCTTACTATTGTGTTGTTCGTTAACTGTATGTATTCTATTCTCTTTGAAGTATTTCTTCATCATATCGAATACAGTCTTCTCACTGAATTTAACAAAGTAATCCCCAATAACAGGACTATATCTGTATATAGGTGTCTCCGCCAACATAACAGGTCCAGTTATCATTCTCTCTACATCCTTCTTTTCAAATTGTTGAGGTTTATTATCTTTGAATGTCATCCATTCTACTTCTGTGGCTGGTGAATCTACAAATGAAATAGCGGTTACACCACTCTCCATATCCTCCACATCGATTTCTAAGTATACTATTGGTAAATCTTTCTTTTCCATAACTACGTATTTTCTACTATATAATATTATTTGTTTAATTTAGTTTACTAAAACTCAGAACTTCTCTGAATTCTACTTACTTTCTCTTGTTTCTGTGTTACATCAGTCTCTACTACATACGCTCTAACGGTTGATTGTTGAGAGTTATCTCTAAATGTAGGTGATGGAGGTCTAACCTCTGTAGGTGTAGAAGGGGTTAATGGTATTCCACCACCCGCTTGATTAACCGCTGATAGTAAATTACCAAACATACCCGCTGATGTTGAGTTTATAACCATTTCACCCGGTGCTAATAGTGAAGATACTGAATCTGTCATTGAAGGAGAACCAGGTACTACCCCACCTCTTGCCGCTCTAAATTGTTGTGATGATATTACACCTATCTGTGCCGCCCCTAACGCTCCGTTAATCGCTCCTAATATCGCCCCTACGGGTGGTGGTGCTGACGCTAAACCTTGTAGGACTGATTGAGCGGTAGATATAATCGCTTGTATTATATTATTGGCTTTATCAGCCTTAAATTGTTTTCTCTTCGCTTTGGTTTCTTCAACCGATTTCTTCTGATTTAACTCCTTTGATTTTTGGTCGAATTGTTCTTGTGATAATGTCTTATTAGCCAATAACTGATTTAACCCTTCTTGTTCCTTATTGAAGTTGTTCTCTCTTTCAGCGTTCGCTCTCTCTGCGGACTCTGCTAACGCATCATTGATTATTTGAAGGGATTGTGTAATACCATTAACTACCGTATCAAATATCAATTGTTGTTGTTCAGTTAATACTAATGTACTTTCTTTAATCGCTTCTTTGGTTCCTTCATATAAACCAACTATCTCTGTCTGAGCGTCTGCGTTTAGTTGAACTATATCTCTATTATACTCCGCTTCTAATAATTTCTTTTCTTCTACAGATAATTCTTTATCTTGTATGTCTATCTCATATTGTGCCTTTCTAGCGTCTATCAATTCCTTTTGAGATTGTCTAACTTGTTCTACTTCTCTATCTAAAAATTGTTTATTGATTTCTAATAAACGTTTCTGTAATTGTTCTTCATCTTTAATGGTTTGTGTAGCTACAAATTGTGCTTCTTCTTTTAACATCTGTAGTTTAGTCATACGTCCCTCCTGTTCAACTACATCTCTCTGTTGAAGGAATACTTTTCTACTCTCTAATTCTAATCTCTCAGACTCATCTATATCTTCTAAGGATTTATCTAATACTTCTTTCTTTGCGTCTAAGAGTCTAACTTCTTCTTCTAATAGATTATCTATACCATTCTTAGTTATCTCTACTACACCATCTCTATATTGTTGTTCAGAGATTCTACCATTAACAAATTTCTCTTCTAATAATCCTTTCTCTCTAGCGATAGCCCCTTTAATCAATTGGTCTTTCTGAGTACCATAAGCGAACTCCGCTAATTTTCTTTGTTGTTCAAACTCATCTTCTACAAGTTCGATACGAGTCTTTTGTAAATCTTGTAACGCTTTTTCTTGTCTGTTTAATATACTATTGATTTCTTCCAATAACTTTTTACGTCTTTCTAAATACTTTTTAACTCTTTCTTCTCTATCCTTAGCGGCCTTATCAGCGGCCTCTTGTTGTTTGGTTAAGTCCTCTAACGCTTTCTCTTGTTCTCTCAACGCTGCGTCTGCCTCACCACTGGATAGGGTTGATATAAGAGTCTTAGCGTCATCCGCTGCGTCTTTAAACTTCGCTTGTAATGATGTCGCTCCAGCTAACGCAGATGCGAATTGTTCCCCTTCAGAAGAGTCTGCTCCCAATTGGGTTTGTACATTTGTATATGTTCTTATTAAGTCATTACCTTTATTTTCTAAGTCTTGTATACCTTCCAAATATTGTTGATTACTAATTTGTCCAGATTCCTGTGCCCTTTTAATATTATTAAAAGAGGTTTGAACACTTTGTAATGTACCTAAAAGTCCAGTATAACCCTGAGTAATATTATCACCCATAGCATCTTCTTCATCAGTTGCCAAAATACCTAACCTAATAAGAGCGAACTGTTCATTAATAGCGGATGCGTTCTGTTTAACCGCATCTACCGCTGCGTCTGTTAATATCTGTTGTTCTTCTCCTTTTAGTTCTTCTTGTTTGAGTTTGAGGGTTTCTAACGATTTCTTTTCCTCTTCAGTTAATTCTTTCTTAGATTCCAATAGTTTGATTTCCCCCTCTAACAATTTCTGTTGATTGGATATTTCTTGTGTATCTAATTCTTGTTTTCTTTTGGATTGATTATTGGCAGTTTCTTGGAGTCTCTGATTATGTTCCATCTCAGTATTCAATCTCTCTTGTGCTTCCGCTGCTTCATTGGTAGAGGTGAAGAATATCGCTAGTCCAGCGACTAACGCTGCGAGTCCCGCTATAAGTAGGAAGACTGGATTTATCGCCATTACTGCGTTTAGAATTCCCATCCCTACGGACGCTACCTTCGCTGCGACACCTTGTCCTAATGTAGCGGCAGTCATAGTTTCTTTCAACGCTATTACTCTTGTTGTAATCGTATTTTGAAGTTTCATAATAGAGTTGTATCCCTCCATCGCTCCTGTTACTATACGAGAAGCCCCTTCTACCATAGCGAAGGTTTGAACTAATTCCTCCATCTTCGCTCCACTAGCTCCTACTAATACGAAACCACCAGCCATATCAGTTAATCCTCCGACTACTGATTTAATCTCTGACGCTACTTGTTCATTGTCTAACGCCTCAATACCTAACTCATAGTTTTTTAACTCCGTATTAGCGTCTATTAAGGCCGCTTTAAGTTCCTTAAACCTATCAGTACCAACTTCCGTTGATTCTAATTCTTGTTGAAGGGTATCAACAGTCATACGTAAGTCAGTTACAGTCGAAATAGTATCCCCTATCTCATTGTTTAAGTCAGCGATTGATTTAATCGCTTTCTTAGTGTTTATATTAACATTAATCGATACTGTTTTAGCCATTATATATTTGTTTTAAATCTCTTTATTAATCTGGTTGATACCAAAACCCTATCCAACCTCTATTGTAAGATGTTGAATCGAAATTGACATTATCGAAATCACCACCTGTTACTCTATTTAATGTAATATTGGTAGAACCTATAACATTAACAAAACCGTTTCCAGTTACACCATCATAACCTTTTCTAAGTGGATAATATCCTGTATCACCATCATTTCTAATAATAACATCTATTTGTCTAATTGTTTTCCATTCAGTTAATGATAATACGTGTGACACATTAACTGATGCGGTAGTATCCATATCCCAATCACCTATTTCTAATTCTACGTATACTCTCGGAACACCATTACCAAATTTAATACCTTTACCTGTTGTCATAGTTAAGTCACCAGTTACTGAAGTATCAGCACTTAGACTAATACTACCATTTGGTTTACCAATGTTTATTTGGGTATTATCAGCGTCCCCATTGAAAAAATTAACAGTTTGGCTATCAAGTTGACAATCCATATTTAAACCATTTGAAAATATAATGTCTCTGTCTGGGTCTGTGGTGAAGAAATATTCCTTAGCGGCAAAATTAAGTCTACTAACACCACTAACACCATTCGAACTTCCATCAATACCAAAGGTACCATCTGATGTTCCATCACTACCCCCCAAAATTACCTCCGCTTGTGAACCAGATTTACCTACCGATGTCGACATTGTAAAATCAGTATATAAAAGTTCATCAGTGTCTCTCATATAGATATTCAAAAAATTAGGGTTTACAACAATACTAGTTGTATCCGTAAAATCTGTTGAGGCTAATTCAGTACCATTACCATCACCTAAATTACCATTGGGGTCTATTCTTAGATAATCTTGATATGTCGCTGCTGACACACCTATACTCATTGAGTCTGAAAAACCATCAGTATCTAAAGATATTTCACCACTACCATTGGATGTGGTTATATTTTTTTGAGATTGGAAATTAAGGTTGTCGTATATATCAACTGGAGTACAACCACTTATGGCTGATGTTTGAATACCTGTATCACAGAAATTATAATCAGTACCACCACTGGATACCAAATCAAATTCTAATATATTATTATTCATTCTAACATACGCTTTCTCATCTACTGTATTGAGGAACATCTCCCCACTAAATAAATCGGTTTCTGTAAATTCATTTAGAGTTGTTGCTGACGTTACTGTCGGTGTTACACCCGATACATCACTTCTCTTTAAAATTAATCTACTATATTCTATTTTATCTGACATAATTTTCTTTATTATAAAATATTATTTCTCATATTCTGTTTTTAAAATCCTACACACTATAATGAAGAAGAAGAATAGGTAATAGAATATATATTTATTATTAACTTATTTGTGTACCAAAATCAGAGTTCATAATGATAGGTCTTAATTTACTATCACCACCTGTATTTCTAACACTATTTAAACCACCATCTAAATTCTCTATTAGATTGGTTCTATTTATTCTTATAACCTCATCTAAACCACCATCAATAATGTAAGGTCTTGTATCTAATATATCTCCATCACCATTGATAGTGATGTTACCAATATATATCCCTTCTTCTGTAGCGGTAATATTATCACCAATAATAATTGTATTGTTCCCTAATGAAGAATTATTATCTCCCACTATAAGGGAGTTTCCAGTCTCTTCTGAGGTGTAATTACTACTACCAATAATTGTTGTCTTAGAAGTGTTGTATGAGTTGTTATTCTTTGTCTGAGTTACATCACCTTGTTTCTCTTGATAAGGGATTACACCAACTGAGGTATAACTATACTTTTGTTGTGTCTTTGAATTGAACTGATTTGATTCTACTGGGTTTGAACCTATCGGACCGACAGGACCTACAGGTCTCATTATACATCTTCCGTTAAAATATTGTCCACCTAATGAATTACAACAATCAGAGGTAACCTCTACTCCAGATTGAGATACTACAGTTACTTCACCACCCTTACCAACTATAGATTGTAAATCAACAGGACAACTACCATTACTGGAAGGTATACTTACCTCATCTAAATTGAATATCTCTACGTCATTTAACCTATATAATACCACTTTTGTGACATTATCACTACCAACTGGATTGTATCCTATGATTTTATTAACCCTCCAATAAGAACCTAATAAGAATATTATGTCTCTGAAGTCAAATTCTGATATATCTGAAGGTGTTAATCTAAATGATGCCTCTAATAAACGAGAATTTATATCTGTTATACTTAATATGGTTGATTTATGGTACTTCTCATATAGGTTATTTACAGGAAATGTTTGGGTATCCCAATATATTTTGTCTGTTCTACTAAAACCTAAGTCTTCTGTAGCGTCATAAGGAGAATTATACATACCACAATAAGGGTATTGAGTCAACGTTGTCAACTCTGT